CGTTATGGTGTACCCCGCCAAGACGGTATCTAACGTTTCAACAAAAGGCACCATGGTCATGGGTTTTCCAAAGGTAAGATTATTGTACATGGACATTTCTTGCTTCTTAACTTCGGTTACCCAATCGACGTATAGTTGTTGGAGTATAAAAGCGTAGTTGCTATTCTCAGTATATCCGTATGCCGAGTATAGCGTAGATAGGTCTTGTCCTTGGTTTGTCGTTTTAAGGAACGTCACCCTATCTGCGAGTGTTATCGTTAAACCTATTTCGCTTGTCGTCTCTTGAACGCTAACGGTGTCTAAGGTTAAATGGCATAGGGGAAACACAGAAAATGTCTTAAAATCGAATTCTGATAGGTTTCCATGTGTATACCGATAGTCAAGATTGCTCGCTATCTGTTGAACGAAGTAAAAGGCAGTTCCTATGTGGTTCTTATTTGCGTCCATATTTTCTAGTTAGTTTTTCGTATTCTTTCTTTTCGACTTCCGAGACATCCATCTCGTAGGCAGTCCATTGTAGGCAAGTATGAAACCGTGTTCTTGTGATTGATTCAGTTCGGAGGACATCTCCTTTAGCAAGGCGATAAACGAATGGAAACCATTTCCACTTTTTCCCGAGGTGGTTTGCACTGAGTGGATGTTCTTCTGTACTTTCTCCGACTCCAAATACTTCAGCGTATAGTTCAGTAAGTCGTTTCCTAAAGTCCAAAAAAAAAGCAACGCACCATAAGCAATGTCTGCACTAATAGTCTTGAATGCACCTACTAGGTTGCCATCGTATTCTTGGATTAGATAGTTGTCGCCATTCCGATACTTGATAGGTCGGTATAAGACGCTGAGAACCTTCCACAAGTCATCGTGGTTAGATTGGTATTCTTCTATGTCGATAAACTCGCCCGTTGTGATGTCGTTAAGGTTCGGTACAAATCCGTATTCAATCCCTTCCAATTCAAACGTTTGGTGAAAGGATGGTTTCTGTGCGAGTGCTTGCGTTATCTTATCGGCACAGTATATTAACTTCTCGTATGGTACCAATCTTGCGTCTTTCGTCGTTATCTCGCAGAAGATAGATACCATCTGAACTACCAAGTCGATGTCGGGCAGTTCCTCCTTGTTGATTTTCTCGTACTCGAGTACTTGGTGTAGTTTAATATCTGCCAACTCAGTAGGCAAAATGAATGAGACCTCCATATACTAAAAAAACCACCCGAAGGTGGTTTGTTAGATAAGGGAGTTGCTAATCTTAGAACATCAAGTAGTCCTTACCAAGTTCGGTAAGTACCTTCCATCCTTTATCCGTGAAGATATACTGCCCGTCTCTTTCCTCGTCGATTGCGATAATCTCCTTCTTAAGTATGCTACTAATGTACCCCTTAATTTGTGACCTACTCATATCTAAGACATCTACCATCTTAACTACGTCATCTGTGTACCCGAAGTCGCCACCTGCAACGTCTGCCGCTACATCTGCTAGGCACTTAAGTACCTTTCTTTCTGACTCGTTCAAACCGCTAATCTTGTCCTTCACCTTCTTGACTTTCTTCTTCGCTTTCTGCTGAGCGGTGTCTTCCTTAGGCACCTGCTCATCATCTAGACACCTTCTCAAGTGGTCGAATCTTTCTTCCCATGATTCCCACTTTCTAGTTGAGTAGTAACTTTGCAACGTCATACCGCAGTAGACGAAATTAGTACACCATTCAATCTTGGTTACCATCTCACCATTCTTCTCAATCTCACAACCATGGTCGCCTTTCTCGGCATAAAGGTAAACCGTGTGACCATTGTACTTGAAATCCCATGACCAAGAATCCTTCAAGTCGGTACGCTTGAAATCTTCGAACTCTTGAAAACTTGATACCGTTCTCATCTCCTCGGTGTCCTTCTCGTACACTAACTCATTCAAGACGTAGCACATCTCCTTAATTGTCTTCTCTCTAAAAATCTGTGCTTCGGGGCACCACTCATACCCATCTACCAAAAGACCCCACCATTGACCTTCCTCTTTGTGGATGTCTGCTACTCGTGGGTCATTCTCGATGTCTCTAAGTGTCTTAACTGTCTTGAACTTCTTGGTTTCTAATACTTCTTTTTTCATAATATCTAAATTTGTTTGTTGTTTAATGTGATACGAAACTAATGGTAAGTAGCAGAATGTCAATAAGATGAGTAGTATATTTTTGCAAAAGTGCAAAAGTGTGACAAGCGTCTGACATTAGCGGATAGCGTACTTTCCGTAGTTAGGACGACTAAGCGTAGATTGTATTCCGTACCTTGCCGCATCAATTAAGTGGTTATTAGCATCCTCGGGGGTATTGGTTAGTAACCCGTTCTTGTCCTCTATATATTTATAAGACCTCATCTCACGGATTCCATTGATGCTATCTTCTGTCCAATATAGTAAGTGCCTACGCATAAGGTCTATACCATAGTTGACTGAGTCCCTACCTTTGGTCGCAGGTTTGACGTTGAATCCCATTCTATATAGTTCCTCTATTGACTTGGGTTCTGAGGAATCGGCATAAATCACATCTGACCTCGTTAAACCGATGTCTCTTAAACGCTTTCCAATATCTTGGTTAGTCATACCCGTTTCATAGAGAACCTCGTTTAGATACAAATTATCTTGGTCACGGTATATCTGCACCAATGCAGTAGGGTCATTCGTATAACCGAAGTCGAGTCCCCATGCCAAGTGTTTTGCTTCGGGTGGAATGTCTACCACGGTTTGGAATCTGAATACGGTACTCCTGCTGACGGCTCGTTCTCCCAATCCGTACACTCTCCAATAGTCGGGATTAACCGTCTTGAGTCGTTCAATCTCATCCACGATTGTCTGCTCCAAGAATGGATTATCCAAGTAGGTGGTTTGGTGAAATTCGCAATCCTCCCTTGGGATGACTTGTTCATATATCCAATGGAACTCATCTGAGGGGTTGTAGTCGAGTATGGTAAATTCAGCAGTACGGAGTATTAACTGACGGAAATCTTCTACGTGCAATTCGTTTGCCTCATTACAGAATAGCACATCCCGTTTCCGACCTCTGACTTTCTGTGGTTGGTCGAGTGCTATAAACTCAACAAGGTTACCATTGAGTCGGTATTCTGAGTTAGAACGATTGTGGTTTTTGTCTTGGTATAAATTAAGGTTGCCGAGTATGTCAAGAAAGTCCCTCATAACCGTTGCTCTAACGGCAGGGAATGTTTTACGGCAGATAGTTATAATCTTACCCTTGTTCTTAGCACAATAAGATAGGATTAACCATAGGAGTATATTGTAGGTCTTACCCGAACGGGTACCTCCTTGTTCAACGATTATCTTTCCTTGCCTCGTTTCAAGGTGTCGGTATATCTTGTTCGTCCTTACTTCCATCAACTATCTTGACTTGAAAATTCAAATCCTCGCCATCCTTACCTACCATCTCTTGGCGTAGGGAGAACTCATCTTTGAACTTCCTTTCAAGAATCCATGCCGATGCTTTCCAATCTTGTTGGGACGCACTTGCTACGTTTCTTAGATGAGTCAGTTTAAAGGCGACTTGTGCCTTCTCAAATTCATGAGCGAACTCCTCATCTTTTTCAATGTGGTTGTAAAGGGTTTGGCGACTGATTCCTGCAACGGCACAAGCATCCTTGACTGTGAGTCCCGTACCTATTGCTTGAAGTACCTTCTGCATGAAATCCTTACTATACGCCATCATCTTGAGTATCTAATGCTTCAGCCATAGCGAACTCAAACGCTCGTGAGGCACTTTCATAACCAATCTTTAGTGTTACTTTATCCTTCCAAGTTTGCCACATCTCGAATACCATAGGTGGTACCTCTAACGTGAGTGTGACGTTATCTTCTTTCTGTTCCATTTCCTCACCGAGTCCTGCGGAATCTGAATCAGCCTCGAAATCGTAGTTTACCAAGTCGAGCATGTTGTCTAATTCCTTACCCGAGTACGGCATGGTTTGTAGTAAATCTTCTCGGTCAAAAGAATTTGCAATCTCTCCCATTATCTCACTCAATGCCATCACATCAGTCGAGAATTTAGTTTCGTTCGTTTCAATCGCAATTCTTTGTGCTTGTGCTAAGGATATCTTGCCTAGGTCGTACACGATTGCTTTTTCCCATCCAAGGGTCTTCAAAGCATCGTATCTGTGGTTACCATTTACCACTTCGTAGAAACCCGTATCTAGTTCCCTCACTAGGAGGTTTTCAATTTGTCCGTTCCGCTTGATATTCGATACTAACTTCTCAGATAGTTCAGCGTGTTCATTCTTATAGTTCCAATCCGCTTTGACCATCTTATCTAAAGCGATTTCTTTGAAATTTACCATTGGTTTATCTTTCTTCTGTGCCATAATTTTCTAACGTTTGCTTCCATTTCTAACATCTTGTAGATATTCTGAGCGACCACCTCATTATTGTACCCTTTTTCACGTTTCAACATCTTATAGAATCCACCTATTTGGTCACGGTAGTTTACCTTTTCGACATGAGTACGGTTACCCGTAGGATTCAATACTTGACCATAGGCGGTTGCCTTCAATGGTGACGTACTATCGACTGAGTAAAAAGGAACCTTTGTCCATAACTGCCAACGACCACATCCGAATCCGTGAACCTTCACTTTCTTCTTGTATGCGTAACCCACCAAGTAGTTTAATTGCTGAGTGGTCAATCCGTCTAATGCTGATAGTCCGAGATAGTCGTATTCATCGCAGTATTTTTGCCATTCTTTAATACCACGATTTTTGTGCCATACTCGCATAACTTTAATTCCTAATCTTTCTAGGTCACGGGTTGAGTCATCGACTTGTTGAATCGTTATGTCTGTGTCTTGGTCGACATCTAATTCTACCCATATTATCTTGTCTTTATGCTTGTAGTCAGCAATGAAGTTCTTGTACCGATTGTGGTAACCATCGAAGTCGGGTACTGTACCATCCTCCTGCAATGTGTGGGCACCCGAGTCGCAGATTACATTCTCCTTACCCGTTAAGTAGTCCAACCCATCGGGATAGTAAAAGGACGGCATAATTGAATGCACAATACCATCCTTGACCATCTGCTCAATCACCGTATGGGCTGAACCACTAAAGAAATGGGTAAAGGGTTTTATCATACTTTTACTAGGTTGCTAATACCCCCTCTGCCTTTCCAATCAACCTCGACGTAGATTTCCGCTAACGGTAATCCACAAACCTTATGAATCATCCACTTAACTCCGAAGGTGATTTCTTCTTGGTAAAGGTCAATAGTTCGGAACTTGTTTAGCCAATCTCTTAGTGCCTTTTGTTCAACGGCAACCCCTTGTGGTGGGATAGGATATGAGATGGTCAATGTCGCATAGTCGGGGTGTCCCGTCCATGGGCAGTAAGATGAGAACTCTGAGGTAGTCATCTGTGTGTGGAATGTACCTGCCGTCTCGTTCTTAATTACGGGTAGGTCATTGAAAGGATTC